ATGCTCGCTGGTCTTAACCCTGCACAGGGTCTTATCTTTATGCTACAAGCACTAGGTGGCGGTCTTATCTCTAAGGATATGGCTATGCGTGAACTTCCATTCACAGTTAACGTCACACAGGAACTTGAGAAGATTGAAATTGAACAGATGCGTTCTTCGCTTCTTGGTTCACTTACAGCCTTCTCGCAGGCTATTCCACAAATGGCAACTCAGGGACAAGATGCTTCAGAGGTGGTCCGTAAAATTGCTGCGGTTATCAAGGCTCGTCAAAAGGGTATCTCATTAGAAGATGCTATTGAAGCCACATTCGCTCCGCAGCAACAAGTTCCTCCTGCTGGGGCACCACAAATGGTTGAGCAAACGTCCCCTGCTCCCGAAGGCGTTCCAGCAGGAGGCGCTCCTACCGAACAAGGTGGAGTGCCGATGGAAGCACCACAGGCAGCACCAGATATTCAAACAATCCTCTCAAGCCTTTCAGCATCAGGTACTGCAAACGCAAGAGCAGTAACAAGAGGGTAGTAAAGGCTGGGGACAATGACAACAATTATAGGATTGCAATACGAAAAAGATTGCGTTCTGGTTGCAGATAGCCAGACTACAGATGACAGTGGAAAGATTTATACACATCCAGATGTCAAGAAGATTTCAGAACGAGGACAGTTTTTAATTGCTGGCTCAGGTGAGGTTCTACCTTGCGACGTAGCACAACATATTTGGGAACCTCCAGTTCCTACTAAGCAAGACAAGGAAGACCTTTACCACTTTATGATTGTAAAGGTAATGCCTTCCTTGCGTAAGTGTTTATCATCAAATGGTTTTAACTTTGATGAACCTAAAACAGACCAACGCTTTCAGTTTCTGATTGCAGTCTGTGGAGAAATTTTTGACATTGATGATGACCTATCGGTTACCAGAAATGCAGATGGAGTTTATGCAACAGGTTCTGGTGCAGCGTATGCAATAGGAGCACTACACGCTGGAGCAGATGCCTATGAAGCAATGGAGATAGCAGCGAAGGTTTCGGCCTTTACTGCTCCACCTTATATATCAAAAATACAATTCAAGCATACTAAGTAGGGAGAAATAAATGGCAGAAAAAAGAGGCGGAATGCGCCCTACTGCACCGCAGAATAACCCTGCCAATATCTCAGCAACTGGTGGCAATGGTCAAAATGGCACTCAGGCTGCTCGCTATATCCCTGGAATGGCTTATGGCCAAGGTCAAGCAACAATGCAACAGCAACAGAGTGCACCTATGGCAGGCCCTACACCTCGTGGAGATGTAAAGTCATCACCTATGAATGTTCCAGGTATGCCTCCAATTACACCTCTTACAGCACCTACAGACCGTCCAGATGAACCAATTACAAGTGGCGTTGACTTTGGCCCAGGCGCTGGTTCTGAAGCACTTAACCTACCTCGTGAACGTTCTCTCTCAGAGATTCTTGCATCAATGATTGATATGGACCCAACTGGAGAAGTACAGGAACTCTACGACTTCGTTGCATCACGAGGTCTTTAATGATTAAAAAACCATTAAATAGAATTGCTGACGTTTCTCCAGGCACTGCCGTTGCTGCTGCTCAGGCTGGTCTTTCTGAAAAAGAAAAGGCACAGGTTGCTGCATTCACCGAGTTGAAGAAGACTCACGAGTATCTGGCTACCCTTCCTCAAAATGACGCTTATCGCTCATTCAATGCTTTGCCAAAAGAATACCGCGACTCGCTTACTTTAGTATTCGACCCAAAGTACCAAGAACAAGATAAAGGTTTCTTCGGAAACTTTTACTCAGGTTATACAACTGCTGCAAAATACTCAGCCTCAACTGTTCTTGATTTTGGTAAACAAATCATTGGTATGCAAACTGGTCGTGACAAAAAAGTTTCACTTGGCGAAGCGGCACAAGAATTACAAAGCAGTATTGGAGTAATTGGAGCACTTAAGTCAACCTATGCTGGTTTTCAAAAAACTGGAACTACAACAGCCACGGGCGACCTACTTATGAAATTGCTTCGCCCACAAGAAAAACTTGTTAAGCAACCATATGCTGCCTCAGAATTAGCAAGTGTTGCAGGCGACAATGCTCTTAAAGTATGGGGTCAAGCAACTCTTGAAGGCTTGAAAGAACTAGCCCCAGGCGGACGAGATGCTAGGTCAACAGATGCTTCTACTACTTGGAAGAAGTACTGGGAACAAGCAGCAGACAAAGAGAACGTATTTGATGCAAATGAAGTAGCAGTCATAGACAAGACTACTACACCTGAAATTGCATTTGTTGCCAAGATTCTTGCTCGCAAAGAGAATTTATTAGATAACTATGAAGATATTTTGTCAGATGATAAAAGACTTGCAGTAGTACAACGCTTTACTTCTGGCTTGCCAGAAGATAAGCAGTTTGTACAAGAAGTCGCCAAGGTTATTACACAGTATTCAAATGCAAAGATTTCTGTTGGACGAGATAATACTCGTGACCTTTTTCGTCTATTTCCATTTGAGGCCGAAAAAGCAATCGGTGGCGACGGAGCAGCGCAGAAGTTCTTTACTGGTATTTCTGGCTCAATTGACTTTGTTGTTACATTTGCATTGGACCCAATCATTGGCGTAAGTAAACTTAAGCGTGTAGGTGAAACTGCTCGTTATGGACTTATTAAGATGGGCGAAGACCCACGTAACATTGAAAAAGCCTGGAAGAGTAGAACAGTACGTCGTTACTGGAACAACCTAGGAAAATTGCTTCAGACATATGAGACAGGAAATATCGCTGTAAAGGCTACTGCTCTTACACGTATCACTGAGCGATTCCCAGAAATCAGCACAGATGTTGCTATGTATCTGGCTCCAAACATTAAGGATGCAGACACTGCACTTAAGTTCTTCGTAAGCGGAAATATCGTTGACGATATGATGCGTGGAAACGCTGGCATCCGTCGTACACCTTTAATCCCACGTTATTCTGTGGCTCGTGCAATTAAAGACTGGACAAAGGACGCAGTTGGCAAAGGCATTGGAATCGAACGCTATCGTGTTGGAGAACTTCCAGAGACTATTGCAGATATTGCAAAGACTATTGAAGAGGGTCCAAACGCTTGGGCATCTAAACTTGGATTTAGAGAAGACACACGCATTCTTGCAGGACGTTCAGGCGGAAAAGGCTTTGTTGCAAAAGACAGAAGCATAGATGCAATCCTAGATAAAGCAATCTCTCGTCAGGTTTCTATTGCTCCTAGACTTGACAGAATGATTGTCCTTGATGACGCATCCAGCGCAGACCAGGTTTATCGTCTTGCTCGCACAGTTATTGACAAGCATAACGCATCAGTATTTCGCATTGCTTGGATTGGTGCCACAGAGGGCGAACGTCTTCTTATGTATAAGGGCTTGCTTAAGACCCTTGGCGTAGGTATGGGGTTCGACCTTACGGAAAATGGACGCAAGTTTCTTGACAACATTGACGTAATGAGCAAAGAACTTTACTCAGTAAACCAGTCAGCACTTGACCTAGGTGAGTTTACTCGCATCTTGCGTACAACAGCAGCCGATGGAATCCAGGCCCCAGAGGGCATTCGTAAGATTGTCCAGCAGATAACAGAAACCGCAGGAGCAGAAGGTATTGCTCAACGTCTTGCTGCATCAAGCGGCGCAGAAATGCGTGAAATTATTACAGACATTAAAGAAATTAAAGAAACAAAGAAAGCACTTATTGCTCGAAGAAATGCTGGAGTTTCCGCAGAAGAAGCAGCAACAATTGACTCAGTAATCAAAGAGTTTGATAAGTCAATTTCTATCCTTGGTGGTATGCTATATAAGACTAAGATGGCCAAAAAAGAAATTAAGAAGGTTCTTGAAGGAATCCGCCCAGCAGAATTAGAAGTTTTTAATGCTGCCGAACTTGATGGAGCACAGTATGCTATTCGTGCATACCAACTATCAAACAAGCGTTACCTTCCTAACTTACTTGAACTTCGTCAGTTTGAACTTAGAGGAAACATCTTTTCAACAATTACTGGAAAAGTTGGCGAATCTGTAATATCACAAAAGACTGTTGATATTTGGTCATTCCTTAACCTATATCCACGCCTAGGTATTCGTACCACCATTGAAGAAGTAGGAACATTTGGTCTCATCAACGGACTTCGTGGTGTATCAGATTACATTTCTGGTCGTCTTATATCGCAAGAGATTCGCAAGGCCACATTGCCTAGCGTAAAGACAACTGTTTTAGGAACAAAAGAAGTAGAGTTTAGCCCTCTTGGTCTTATCTCTCGTCAAGTGTACAGAATTATGAAGACAATGTACACACGTGAAGAACTTCTTAAGTTTGCGGATGACCCTGAGGCTATGGCAATTGCTGTAGGACGCGCAATCTTAAACGATAAATTCAAGCCAGAGTTCTTAAGAACCGCAAAGGGTGGGCGTATTGCAGGATATGCAGAAGACTTTGTTCGCAACAACGGACAAGTAGTTACTGACACTATCAATGGCGCAGCAACTCGCGCAGAGTTTAGAATAGATGCAGCAGAAGAGACATTAAGCAGCCTACGTCAGTATGGCCCTTCGCTTTCTGAGAATCCACAAATTGCAGCGATACTAAAAGACTCAAAGTTCCAATCAGTATTTTCTCAGATTCGTTACGATAGACCAGAATACCTACTTAACTGGTACCTTGATTTACAAAACACAATCGGCAAGAAGAATATCTTCGGACAAATCGTGTTCACAAATATCTATCGTAAAGAAGAAGAAGTTATTGCCGAACTTGTAAAGTTTATCGAAGGCAAAGGCAGCACACTAGCCAAGCGATTTGCCATATTTAAGGCAGAAGGCGCGGAAGCATTTGCTAAGCGTATTTACGTAGATGCAACAAGTTCACTGCGTGACTATTCAGGACGACTTAACACTAAACTTATTGAAGAAATTAAAGTAAGTGGTGGTATTACCAACTTTGACTTCGCTCAACTTGCCAAATATGAAGAAGGCTTTGATAAGCCAAAGTTAGTCCTCGGACGCGAACTTATTCCTTATCAGGCTGGTGAAGCACCTCAGTTTATTGACAGAGTTATCAAGAACGGCTATGGTTGGATTGGCCGTCAGATTGCACTACTAGACCGCGAGCCTATTCTTTACGGTAACTATGTAATGTATCGTGAGCAACTTACTAAATTACAAGATAATCTCATTAATTCTTTCCTTGAGGCTGGGATAACAAGAGAATCTGCAGAATTGCTTGCAAAGAATCAGACGCACGAGACTGCGTTAAACCTTGCTCGCAACAGAACTCTTGCATATGTGGACAACTCGGATGTGCGTACAAATCTTGCATTTAGCCTACGTAACTTTGGTCGTTACTATCGTGCTACAGAAGACTTCTGGAGACGTGCTAGTCGTATTGCAAAGTACGAGCCAGAGGCTATCCAACGCCTTGCCATTCTTAACCAAACATTCCAGCATTCAGGGTTTGTACACAAGGATTCTAACGGTGAATTGTATTTTACCTACCCAGGTGATGACGTTCTTAATGTTATTATGGGTGGAAGCGTGTTTCGTTTCTTGGGACTACCAGGATTCCAACCTCTACCAATTAACTTTGGTGGAAAGTTAAAGATGCTTACCCCATCTCTTGACCCAGAATCAGCAGCACCTAGAATTGGTGGACCACTTGTTGCCATTCCCCTAGAGATTCTATCTAACTTGCCAATTGTTGGTGAGTGGATTAGAGATGTTGAGCCAATCCTTACTGGAAGCAATAGAGACCAAGCATTCTGGCGTAAAGTTACCCCTATCAACATACAACGCTTGATAGATATTATTGGAAGCCAAGAAGTTATGACAGAACAGAAGGCTTCTGCTGTTGTTCAGGCTATGCGCCTTAATATCTCACTTGGTCTTGGACCTAAAGAAGGTGAAGACCTCAACGAATTTATGGTTCGTTCACTTAAGCAAGCCATTAACATTATGGCAGTTCGCTTTGGTATGGGTCTATTTGCACCAGCATCAGTTCAAACATTTGCCAACCAAGATGTACCTCAGGCAATGATTGATGCAGGAGTATTTACTTGGGATACAGAGTTTGCTAAGTTAGTCGAGAAGTTTGCTGGCGACCCAGATGCTTTTAGTAAGGCTTATGTTCGCTTTGTAACTCTTTACCCAAATAAGGCTGTATATGGTGTCTCAAAGACAGAGACTGGTACAGAAGCATCGTTCCAAAAGACTATGCAAGCGGCAGACTTTGTGCGTAACAACGGTGACTTTATTCTTAATCATAAGCAGGCAGCATCATTCTTTATTCCAATAACAGGGCAGAATGACATAGGAGCGTATTCATTCCTTAAGTCTGAAGGTTTTATTAAGAACAAGAACCTTGATGACTTTATGCGCCAGGCTGCAGCGGCAGAAGGCCGCCAGAAGTACACTGTACGCAAAGAGTTCTACGATGATGCAATCACAAACGCTGGAAGTATTCAAGGCAGAAAAGAACTTCGCCAGAAATGGGATGTAGAGAAGAATGCTTTTATGAAGCAGTATCCTCTATTGGCTGCAGAACTTGGTGATGTCAAGGCATACAAGGCTCTCAAAGTAGAAGCATTGAATGACCTACGCAATGTTGTATACAACGGATTATCTCCAGATAAAGACCTTGCCAATACATTTGCAACAATGATTTTTAAGTATGACGAGTTCCAGGCTGGAGTAGATTCCATTCAGGGTAGTTCTCAGTCAGATGCTGACCGTAAGAGAATGATGAAGGATGATATACGTGAGTTCCTAAAGGCTACAGCGGGTACTAACCCTAATGCTGTATCTCTTTACTGGAACATATTCGATGGTTTGATTGGAGAATAAAATGGCAAAAGACTACGATGAAGATGGTTTCACAGTACCATCAAAACCAGGGGAAGTAATCCCTGATGTTCTCCTTGACCAAGACGATAACAATAAAAACATTGGTAGCAAGAAGGCTACAGAAATAGATACTCCTTCAGACGGACTTGATTCTGGTATTGATACAATATCTGGTTACGCTGTATATGATGACAAGGGTGTTGCTACATATTATGACAACACGACACAGTTAAGCATATATATCAATAAACTTGGTTCAGCAAAGATTAAAAGTCTCAAGCAAAAGTTTGCTGCTTCTGGTTTATACGATGACCCAGTAAATGGAATCCTTGGACCATCTGACAGATTGGTCTCATTGGTTGCCAATGCTCTTGCATATCAGGAAGTTACTGGAACTAAATTAACCCTTGACGCGGCTATATCTGAATCTATAAAGGCAGCAGTTGCTACGGGCGCAGCAAGTGGCGGGACTAGCCGTACTAGCGGTTCTATGACAGCCAGACCTTCGGCTGCTGCTGAAATCCAAGACACCTTTAATACTATGCTTGGCGAGGCAGCACCTAAGGGTGCGGTAGATGCTTACTACAAGGAACTTAATGCCCTTGAAATGTCACGCATCAGCAAAGCGAAGACCATTAAAGGCGTAGATGTAACAACCAGAGGTGTCACCGAACAAGAGCGTATTGACCTACTCAACAAGTACGTCAATCAATATGCCAAGATTCGCATTACCGCAGCAGATGCAGGTGATGCCACTGCACAGGCTAACCTAGGTAAGGGGCAGATTGGTATCGCATACACAACTCTTAAGAACGCTTACTTTGAGAATGGTATCCCTATCAGTCCAGCAACTCTAAACAAGCAGGTATTTGAATCTGCTTCCAATACTGACCGCCTCAAGGCTAACATTAACCTGATTAACCTTCAGGCAAAGACAATCTTCCCAGCACTAACCGAAAAGATTGATGCTGGATACACAGTTAAGCAATTGCTTAGCCCATATTTACAATCACGTGCAAATATCCTCGAAGAGGATGCAGACTCAATTGATATTAAAGAACTTAAAGATGTGGCAAAAGACCCTAAGGGTTTGATGAATCTTTATGACTATGAAGTATCTCTGCGCCAAAATCCGAAGTGGCGCTTTACTAAGAATGCTCAGGACTCGATGGCTAGAGTAGCCAGCAAGTTGGCCCAGACATTCGGTTTGGTAGGATAATGGCGCAGACAGCAGCACAAAAAGCAGCAGCCGCAAAGAAAGCCGCCGCCGCTAAAGAGGCAAGATACATTGCATCATTAAAAAATCCAATTACAAGTCAGTACGACCCACGCATTGCGCTTAATGCAGGATTTAATCCTGAGATGGCAAATGCTCAAATGACTTCTGTAGGACTTAGCCCTGAAAGGCTGGCTACTCGAATGACTTCTGCTGGTCAGACTCCAGCAGCAGCAGCAGCAGCAGTAGCAGCCACAGTGCCTAACCCACTTAACACTGGTTTGACAGCATCGCAGGTTGATTCTGTTGCTGCAATCAAAGCACTTCTTTCATCATACGGTATTGGTGACCTCGGCGATGCAGTAACAAATGCTGTAATCAAGGGTTATTCAGAAGACACAATTGATTTAATTATGCAAGACCCTAATAGCACAGACCCATTAGCGGTTGCATTCCAGAAGAGATTCCCTGCTAACAAGGCACGTGCAACAGCAGGCAAACCAGTACTTAGTCCTGCAGCATACCTTGGTTTGGAAAGACAATACACTGAAGTAATGCGTTCTTATGGCGTAGCGGGACTTGCAAAACCAGAAACACTTAGCAGTTTTGTTAGCAATGACGTATCTCCATCAGAGGTATCAGACAGAGTTGGCCTTGCCGTAACACGCGTTCAGAATGCTGACCCAGAGACAAAGAAAGCCTTGGCTCAGTACTATCCAATGCTTAATCAAACAGACATTGTTACATCTTTCCTTGACCCTAAGGAAGGTTTACCTGCGCTACAGCGTAAGGTAACAATGGCTGAAATTGGTGGAGCAGGACTTGCTCAAGGTATAAACGTGGCTCAGTCAAAGGCCGAAGACCTTGCCGTTTATGGAGTCACCAAGGAAGACGCACGTAAGGGATATGCAACTGTTGCAGAAATAACACCTCGCGCAGACTTCCTATCACAGATTTCACAAGGACCAGATTACGGTCAGGCTGAAGCAGAGGCAGAAGTATTCAAGGGAACAGCCTCAGCAAAGCGTGCACGTGAGTCACTTACCTCTATTGAGCAAGCACGATTCCAAGGCTCAGCAGGAACAACTAAGAACAGCCTAGGTAAGTCGCGCCAAGGCGCAATCTAAACAGAATCCTGAACGGACCTATCGGCCCCGTTTAGCGTACTAGACCGATAGCAAGAGCCAGACCACTCCCCCGATTGGAACCTGAGGCTTGCGACTACTACAAATAGAAGGGTGGAAAGTTGCTATGAGCAACAACTACTGGGATGA